AATAACGGCTAACTTCTTAGCCTCGATTTCAGGGTGAATCCAAGTAGCACCTCTTGTCTTAATTCTTTCACCCTCACCGACCCAGTAAGCACCCGGACCGTCTGTAAGTACGTTAAACTTTTTCTTCTCGTGTTTCATTTCCTCGACTTTTGCCATTCTTAAAACACTTGAACCCCTTGTCACCATTTTGATGATTTCTGTTGCTTGCTCGACAGGCACAAAACCTGTCAATTCATTTTTTAAATAACCCATTTATTTCACTCCTTATCTCTGATTTTCTCTGATTATGTCCATAAAACTGCCTGTGTTGTGACCGCCACTGCCACCGTTTAAATCCGGTGTTTTACCCTTTAAACGCTCGGTAACACCTGCTTGTACATCTTTGTCATAGCTTTCTTTTATCTTGTCAATAACCGCCTTTGTGCTATCCTTGTCCTCTGCTACAATGTACTTTGCAATCTCGGCAGACAATCCGACTTTGGCAAGTTCTGTTTCGGCATATGCAACGATTTTTTCACGTTCAAACTCTGCCTTTGCTTTTTCAAATTCTTCTCGTTCCTTGTCGTCGTCCTCTTTTTTTCTTTGCTCGTTTGTCAACTTGGCTTTTCTCATGCCCTCGTTTTCAGCGTCCTTTAGCTTTTGCTCAAGGTCCTTTTCCCACTCCGCTTTTGCCTTAGCTATCGCTTCGTCAATCGCCTTTTGATTGTCGCCGTTATTCGGTGCTGGAGGCTCCGGAGGTGTCGGAGGTGTCGGAGGTGTTGGCTCCGTTTGTTTTGTTGGATTTGGTGTTGGCTCTGCCATTCAAATCATTCCTTTCTGAAAAATTGTATAAAAATAAGACGTATAACCCCACGTCTAACAGGGAGATAATCGGATCACCATTCCTTTCTTCTATGTGTATGTTGTGCCTATGCTCACACTATCACCGCCTTTCAATGTATCAAAAAAGCACGTCTAACAACGTGCTTTATATTTATCCTGTTTTCAAAAGTCTTTTCTTGCGAATATTATCTATATATGTCTTATACTCGCATTCACAACGTTTTAAGTCCTCAACTTGTTCTGATTTTGTCTGATGTCTACTTCGTTCAATCCTTAATCTTTCCTGTTCTTCCAAATACATTATTGTTTCGTCTATATCTTCACTTGTAAATCCCTCAAATTGTGATAAGTCAACAGGTCTGTCATCTATAAGAAAATTAGGCATTTAAACCACCTCCCAAAAATCTATTTTATGATTTTCTTTTAATTTCGCTAATGCTTTTAACTGTGCTTCTTTTTCAGAATAACCATTACTTGCAAACTTGCTTACGTATAGATTATATAACTCTATAGAAACTTCCTGTTCCGAAGTATACGAATACAAAGTTCCGTCGTGACAAGCAACAAAAGCTTTACTATATCCCTGTTCAAAGAAACAATTAAAATCTGTTGCACTCGGCGGCATACTTGCAGGGTGGGAATGTATGGCATAAATATTTCCATATCGTGCCAAAACCTTATTCCGACGTTTAGACTTAGCAACACCGCTTGTTTCTTTTTCATTAAGTGCGCTTGCTATAATTTCACCCGTATTACCGTCAATCCAATACATATCTTCAAACTTTGTGCCGCTTCTGTGCTTTAACGCCGCTTTTGCACAATCGTATAATGTTTTATTAACCGCTTTATTTTCACTTATATTATCAAACTTACGTTTATATTCTCCGCTTTCAATATAAGTTTTATTCACAAGTGTAACTTTATTTCTTCCATATCTTTGGTTTTCAAGTGCAACCGAACCACTCCTTGCTTTTATTATACCACGTTTTTCACTATTTGCAACATATTTTAACGCATTTTTCTGTTCATCTGACAGCCCCTTTTTCCATTCGTCAAACTTCATACTGCCGTCAACCTTGTAATTTTCACCTGTAAGCGGGTCACGGGCGATACGAGTTGTCAAATTCACGTCTGCCATAATCGTAACGCACCGACAACGTGGGTGTATCGGTGGGAAGTTTTCGCCCTCAACGGCTTTATCCGTATCAAACACGCTACCGTCAAGACTTCCGCACCTGTCACACGTCAATTCAGACAGTGCCGCAACAAAACGATACTGTTTTATACCGATTTCCTCATATGCCATTCTTTGACCTTGGTTCATAAAATGCGCCGTTTCGCTTCGTACAAGTGTTTCGGCTGATGTTCGTATTCCCCCCGGTGCAGTATC